CTTCCCCACGTTATCAAGGCCAAGACAAAGATTAAACTCTCCTCTTTTTAAAACTAAGTTCTCATCTAGTTTACAACCTATTTTAAGACCTTGCTTTATTTTACCGTCTTTATAGTCATATAAATATTTAAGTGCGTTGTCGTCTTTTACTATCATTTTGTTAAAAGTTTTTTAACCTCATCAGATACTTTTAAGACGTTGTCATTTTCATATTTATCTTTTATGTTCTTTTCTTTTCTTAATGCTTTAGCATTGCTTAAGCTATGCTTACCGCCTTTTCTTCCTGACTCAACTCTTTTATTGTGTGCTTCTTTACGTTCTTTGTATTGTTTATCAAGCCAGTCAATAACAATATTTTTATTTTTTTGTTTAACTATTCCGACTTTTATTAGACTTTCATAGTCGTCTGGAATTATTCTTTTGTATTGTTCAAATGGAACTTTACATTCTTTGCTCCAATAGTAGCAGACTACTTTCATAAAAGAGCCTTGTTGCTTTAGGCTTAAAAAACTTATTGTTCCCGTTAGCCATTGATTTGGGTTGAATTTAAACCAAGGTAAATCTGTCATTGTTGTTTAGTTTGTTTATGTTGTTAAATATTTAATAGGTAATAATATTCCTTTGCTTGTGTTATTATCACCTCCTGAAACTCTTATAAGGGTTTTTAATTTACAAAGTTTTTTTAATTTATTAGTTTCAATTAAAATTATTTGTTCATTACTAATAACAAACGCCCACCATTTTGCTTGTGTTGTGCTTATGCCACTAAGTTTATCTCTTGACATATATTCAATAAAAACATTGCCTGTACATTTGTTTTTTATAGCGTCTCTGTCGGTTTTAACTTCAATAGTTTTTCCTTTTAATTTAATAATGTTATAAAGTAAATTTTCTCCTTTGTTACCTAGTTTTAAATCGTATTTAAAATCACTATTAAAATCCATTAATTATTAAGTTTTAAATTATTAACGTAAAAGTCCTTTTCTTCTTTGCTTATGTCTTCCCATTTGTAAATAGGAGTGGAACAATAGTCCCACTCGTTATTGTAATAAGCCTCTCTCTTGTAATTTGGTATTGGTTTTACTGGTACAGGCTTATAAAGTTGACATAAATAAATAGAATCAAGTTCCCATTGTTCTGCTAATTCTGGTATTGTATAACCTTCAATCAACAATTCTTGTATAAGACTCGAAAACCATTCCGAACTTCTTTTTATTGAACTCATCTATTATCTGTTTTAACTTAAAAGGGTAAATCATTTGACGACTCCCAGGCGTCTGACTCTTGCTTTACAGGCTGTGCTTGACTTTCTGTATCAGGCTTCCAAGTATCAACAGAAACAGCAACGTTTTTTCCGTATTGGTCAGTCACGTCATTTACGTTTATATTTAATTTGATAAACTTATTACCGTTAAACTCTTGAATGTAATCTTTAATTTTAGACGGGTTAATTGTTACTTTTATCCAATTGTCTGTCATTTTTTTACCGCTTCCGCAGTATATTGTTTTTTCTTTCATTTTTATTTGTTTTTATTTGTTAATTTCTTTTTGCTTTTAAAACTCTTGTCGTAAAAAAACCGTCAAATTCAGGAAATTTTTTCATCATTTTTCTAGCGTAATCAGGTCTATAATTATTATTTACTTTGTATTTATGTCTTTGTTCTAAAGAACTATTCCATCTTATTATCTCAAATATACCATTAGCTGAATATTTAGAAAAACCTTTGTCTTTAGCTTCAAAAGTATACTTTTTAAATTGTTTCCATATATGAGGGTTATCTTTGTCGTATGTTTTAAAATCTATCATTGTTATTTGTTTTTATTTATTTAGGTTTATTTTTATGTATTCTCTACAGTCTTTAACTCTACTGTAAATGCTTTCAATGACAGCGTCATCTCTTTGAATGTCAAACACTTTAATTCTATATTTAGAATCTATATGACTATACTTATAATGATTGCTAAAAGACTCATAATTGTCTGAGTTACTAAACTTATATTCTCTCTCAATTAGTTCGTCAGGTGTGTCCATAAGTGTATAGATTAATTTATAATTATCTAATCCTGTCAGAGCCATATAACCCTGAGCCTGGTAAAAATATGCTTTGTTTGGTATTGCGTCAAAAAACAAAGGAAAGCTATAACAATCCCAACTATTTTTAACGTCAATTATATGGTCTGTAAGTATTGCGTCAGGCGTTCCAGTTAAAAAGTCGTTTTCAAAACTCTTTTCATTTTTAATTAGTTCGTCATAACCTAAGTTTTCTGCAACGTAATTAAGTGACTCCTGTTCAACTTTATTTCCTTTGTCTGTGTATTTACTACTAAACTCTTTTTTACGTCCGTAGATTTGTTCTTTTAGCCAGTCTTGACAATAAGACATAGTTGTCTTAGATATTGTTTCGGTCTTCCTTGCTGGGTTAGTCATTATTTGACCAATTGCCGAGCATCTTATTTTAAATTTTTTCATTGTTTTCTTTCAAAATTGTCAGATTCGTCTTCTCCGAATACGCCTAAACTGTAAAGTCCTGATAATTTCAATACGACTCTTGACATTGCTCTCTTCTCAGCGATTGCAACAGGATAAGCATTTCTATTATTTTCTGGACTTGCTTCGCCATATGTCTCAATAACAACGTCATTAAGTTGTCCGACTGCTTTTATTACGCAAGTTTTTCGCTCTGGACTATAATGTTTTAAGTCGTATTCTATTTTGATATTTAAATTCGCTTGAATTTTGTCGATTCCTGACCTCGTTATTATTTGATAATGAGGGTGCTTAAACGTGTCTTCAACGTCTAAGTTGTACTCTATAAAGAGACGGTTTAGTTGTTCTTTTCGTGTCATAATTTTTAATTTTAACTATTGATTGTTTTATTGTTTTAAGTCGTTTAGGAAAGTAATTATAATTAATTAATTTTAATTTATAATCTATCTCGTTAAATATTTCGAGATATTCCTCAAATCGTTCTTTGTGTATTATTATGTCTTTGCGACTAGGTGTCCAGGTCTTTGAACTTAATAATCTTTTGTTGTAATTTATTCTTATTACTAAAAGTCTAAGTTCATTATATAAGTCTTTAGACGCTTCAAAGCGTTCCCACTCTTCTAAATATTCGCTGTAACTATTCCAACTCATAACAATTCTTTTACTTTGTTAATAATGTTATAAACCTCATCAAACTCGCCTGTGTCAACTATTAAATGATAATTAGTCTGAAAGCTAGTAAACTCTATTTTTGTTGGGTTGCCTTCTGTATTGTCAATTAAAACTTTAACGTCTGTGTTGTCGTCTTTAAATTGATAAGTTCTCTTTGTTGCTGTTGCTTCCATTGTTTTAGTTTTTGTTGTTTATATATTCTTCCATAAATGAGACTAATAATTTAGAGTAACTAACTCCGTTCTCTTCTGCTTTCTCAACAAATTTCATCATTGTCTCTCTTTTGTCTTCAGGGATATAAAATGTTCTTACCATTATGCTATATTTAAAATTATTGTTATTGTTAGTTTATAAGCCAAATATAATGAGGCTGTTAAAATTGTTGTTTGTAATATAAGTTTTTTCATTGTTGTTAGTTGTTAATAGAATAAAAAATTGATTTGTTTAAATTGTAAATACTCGGCATTGATTCAATAGAAAATAAACCTTGATTATCGCACTCAATACCAGAAACTTTTATTTCTGTACCTTGTTTTATTTTAAACTCATTAAAACCTGTTACTTTAAATAGTTCGCCCGTTGGTTGCCAAATTAATATTGTACCCATTTTGATTTTTTTGATTTCTTCTTTTTTCATTGTTGTTAGTTTTATGTTGTAAATATATATATAAATACAATACAAATTACATTTTACTATAACTTTTTTTAAAAAAAAATTAAGTTACTTCGAGAAAATAATTAGAAAAAATGTGTAAATCTACAAATTTGACCGCCAGTAGGATGGTGTATAAAGCCTTCAATCGCTGGCATATTAAGATAACCTTGTGAGTGATGCCACGAGTCTGGAGGACTAGGCGAACGCATTGTCTCAACATTAACCGAGACAATATCGTTTGAGCGTTTAGAATGAAAGTGATGCAAATAAATATAGCGTCTATTGCATTTTGCCCATAAGTGAGGACACTCTGTCGCCATAATTAAAGGCAAGTCGTTTGCTTTGCCTTTGTCGCCGTGACTAAAGCCGATTAAGTTATTTTCATAACCTATATATTTTCGAGTAGCTGGAGAAACATCAAAAGAAACATCTTTGCAATTTTTAAAATGAGTCTCGATTAAATTTGATAAGTAAAATCCACTTTGGTAGTCGTGATTAGATGGGCAAAAAACACAATGAACAGGAGCTACTTTTATTAATTTGTCTATAATATCGACATAAAGTCTTTTAGCCATTAAGAACGTCTCATACCACATTAATCCGTCAGACTCAACAAAAGTGCCTTTAGTTGTTTTGTTAGGTGTGTCATAATGTAAAATGTCGTTTCCTAGCACTAAACAAATTTTATTCAATGGAAAGCCTTGAACTTTGTCTAAAATTGATTTAACACCCGTTAAAACGCGAATAACAGCCTCTTGACTGTTATAAGTTTGCCCTGTCTCTAGTTCAGACGCGACTTTGCCGATATGAACGTCAGCGGGGTCTATAACTAATAAATGATTGTTTAGTTTTTTAGTGTATTGTATTTTATCGTAGTTAGGAGCGTGGTCTTTAAAAGTCTTTAACATTTCGTCAAAGAACTTATTTTTGTTTTTTTGTCTGTAAAGTGGATTTTTAAAGAATAATGACGAATTTTTAGATTTAACCCACCCGTGTTTAATATCGTTAGGGCTAACGCCTTGTTGTTTTGCCTCTTCTTTTATTCTACGATACTCTAAAATAATGTCCTCTTCGTCTTCTTTTAGACGATACCTAGCGGCACCTTTGCCTCTTATTCTTTGATTTTTCACTTTGTTTAGTTTCGCTTTTTAGCAACCGAACCAAAGTAATAACCAACAATTGATAAAACAATACCTTCTACGATTCCAGTTGTATGTATCATTAACTCGCTGTTATGTTCTGGAACTGTTACAAAAACTATTGCAATAATTAAAAATACAAAACTAGTCAAACCTATAATTCCTGTTACATTCATCATCCAGTCAACTCCTCCAGATTTAGTCAATTCGACCTCTCTTTTTCTCGCTGACTCTCTGTCTTTAACTTCTAAATTATATAACTCAACTGTTTGTTGATGTATTTGAGCCTTTTCTTCAGGTGTTAAGTCAGGGTCATTGTCAACTAATTTTTTAACAACTCCTAAAATTCCCTTTTCTGGCAATAAATCGCCAACAACATCAAACACTTTAGGCGCTTTATTCTTTAAGAATTGTCCTAATTTACTGTCTTTTAATTTACTCATTTTATTTATTTTAAATCTTTTTCGTCTAGTAAAGTATAAGAAAAACTATTACCAAAATATTTCTCTGATTTTTTACATAAATTAATAAATATATCAAACTCATCAGAGTTTTGAAATACTTGACAACCCGCTGAATAACCGTCAACAGTTTCGCGTTCTCCTAGACTTGCTCTGTGTATATTAATACCAAAATAACCCGACTCTGTTTTGTTAGGCAACATATCGAATTTATTGTCTTTGTCGTTATCTCTATACACTTCGACTTCTCCTCCTGTTTGTATTAATGCTGTATATTTACCATTATGAGAGCCTAACTTCCAGACACCTCTATATTGATTAGGAACTAATATAGCGCAACCTTTAGGATTCATTGGAGTCTCTAAATATTTTAAACCACTTAGTGTTGTCGCTTGAAACTCTAAATAATTCCAACGACTTTCGTATTTCCAAAAAATAGAGATACTGTCATTAAATTTATTAGTTGTTGGATTTGACTCTCTAACGCCTACAATATTTAAGTTAAAAGGCTTAGAGTCTGACTCAAAAACTTTGTAGCCTTTCGACTTCATTGACGTTATTAAAGTGTCTAATTTACTCACTAGATTTCCTTTTTCTCGTTGCTTTTGTTTTTGCGTTTAATAGTAATCTCTCCTCCATTCTAGCCAACTTTTCTCTTAACGCTGTGTTTTCAGTAATCAAACTGTCAATTTTTGCTTCTAAGGTAATAATTTTATCTTTAAGTTCTTCAATTACTTTAATAGATAGACCGTCAACTCTTTTCTCTTTGTCGGCTTTAATGTCCATTCGTTTTTTAACGAGTTGCCAAATTTCTTTTATTCCTAACCCTCCGACAAGAGCAGTTATCGCCATAAGTAAGCTGTGGTCTTCCATTTTTATTTTATTTACCTTGTCCAACGTATTTCTTTTTCCATCCTTTTTGACCTTTAGACGCGTTCTTGCTATGTATGCCAGGACGCTTCTTTTTAGGTTTTTGTATTTTAGCAGTTAACCCTCTCATTATTCAGGCATTGGCTCAGACCATTCAGGGCTACTCATAAGAGTAAGTGCTTCTGAATGATTCATTTTATCACCTACTATTGGTAATACTCCACTTGTTACATAACTTGGTTCTGTAATGTATGAAAGCAACCCTTGTGTGTTTGCTAAGTTTCTACGCATTGTCTGAGCAGATGTTTGATTTATTTGTGAAAAGTCAACTTTTGAAGTTTCTGTTAATTCTATTACTATGTATGTTGCCATTTTATTTTTATTTTAATATTTATGTTGGTGTTGATGTTGATTTAGCGGTTACACTCATATTGTAAGACACTGAATTTGAATTACTGTAAGGTGCATCTCCAGTTTTATTTGTTCCTGATGACATTCCCGAAGATGTTCCTGAACCCGTTGCTCCTACTCCATCAACTAAATCTGCTTGAGTCATATTTGCTGAAGTTCCGTTGTTAGTTCCTATTTCATCCAATATAGTCCACTCACTTGTTGTTGAATTATAAGAAGAATTTACACTTCCTAATCTCCACCAACTTACTGGTGTTACTGCAAAATTATTTAGGTCAAAAGGTTTGCCCTCATTATAGAGAGTTGCTACTTGCTCTGCTGATAAAGCTGAATTATATAATGATACATTGCTTATTCTACCAGTTAGAGTTTGTGCGCCTGTTTGGTTTTCCCCGTTTGTTGCAATGTTTCTGATATATGTTTTAGCAGTAGCGTCTAAATCTGTATATGAAGTTGATGTGTCTGCTCCGTTTAAATATAAATTTAAGTTTGCCCCATCTCTAACAATAACTGCGTGAAACCAATCACTGCTATTCATTGGAGAACTACTATAAATAAATGTTTTTGGAGTTGAGCTATTTGATTGGTAAAATGCAAGATATGTTCCAGCAGATAAAAATATTGTTTGATAATTAGAAGAAACCCCACCTTCTGAAAAACTTCTACCGCCAACTAAACTACCATTTCTTCCAGATGTAGCTCCAGAATACCAAAATGAAATACTACAAGACGTACCTAAATCAATCGCAGAACCTGTTAAAATGTAATCATTCACCCCATCAAAATCTAAACTAAAACTATCAAAAGGCGCATTTATAATTAAATCACTTTGCACAAGGTTTGCAACAGTCATTCCGTTTGAAGTCCCTGTGTTAGAATTACTTGAAGCGTCTGGAATACTCCAATTTGAACCGTCAAAGGTTGCTGATGCATCTAATTCCCACCACCCTTGTAAACCACTATAAGAAGCTATATTTGGTGGTGTTCCGTAGTTATATAAAGATTCAACAGATTCTGTTCCTGTTGCTGGTAAAGCTAAACTATAAATTGAAATATTAGATACATTTCCATTCCAATATTGCACGGTTGTTTTACCTATTAATAAATCATTGGAGTTACTTGCTAACGTACCAGCCCAACTTGCGTCTGTAATACCATCAGTATAATATTTACCTTGATTTGTTCCATTATAAGTAAAAGCAATATGATGCCAGTTACCATCTTTTAAATCTACAAAAGTTCCCTCAGTTCTTGTCACTCCACTAACAAGTTTATTGCCTCTCATATTTTTTGTAATACCACCTGAATCTGTTAAAGATATATGTGGTGCGTTTGCAACTCCTCCGTTGTACCAATTATCCTTACCAAATTGAAAAACACCACTTTTAAAAAGCACAGGTGTTGCACTTGACGTTGATGTTTTTATCCAAGCTGAAACAGAAAAAGCACCAGTTTGATTAAAAGCATTTCCACAATTTATAAAGTCATTTGAGCCATCAAAATTAAATACATAATCTTGCAATGCTCCATTACTTGCTAAAAACTCACCGTTAAAAGCTGAATTTCCAAGTGGATAATACGCAACAGGTTTTCTACCGTTTGTTATTGCCATAGGGTTGCCAACTGCTGAGCCAGTACCATACAATTGCCTTATTTGTGGTTCTGTAAGTGCATAATCAAATATTGATACCTCTGTGATTTTACCATTAAAAGGCGAATTATATTTTTGTCCATTACCTATCCAAAAATCACCAATAGAAGCACTTAATGAAGCTGGAATTGTTCCTACATAAGTCATTGAAGAACTTTTATCAACTCCGTCTATGTAAAATTTAATTTTATCAGTATCACTTGCTCCACTTGCATTATAAACTAATACCACATTATGCCAACTTCCAGCCGTAACCACATCTGTTAATGTTAGATAAGCATATAGGCCACTTGTACCATATTCAAAATACATTCTATTTGCACTACCCCAATACTCAAAAGAAAAAATAGGTGTAGCAGAATTATCACCAAAAACTACTTGGTTTTGTGAGGTGCTATCTGTATTAGCCCAAAAAGAAATTGATAATTCAGTAGCTGATGGAATTGAAGAAATAGCTCCACAATCTATATATTGTGAACTACCATCAAATGATAAAGAGTAGTTTGACACTCTATCTTGATTACTGTTTTCTGGCATAAGCCAACTATTAGATATAAATTCTGTTGCCATATTTTTTTTAATTAATCATTTTTTAATCACCCATTCTAAACCAAGCGGTTGGGTCTGGAGCATTAGTTAAATTATCTAAGTCATTTGGTCCTGAAGCTATTTCTGTTACTGCATCTGAACTTAAAGCACTATTCCATATTGCTACTTCATCTATGCTTCCAGTTGTATAAAAAGAAGTTCCTAACGCACCTATTTGAAAAACATCACCTGTTGTAGCTGGTAAACTTGATGGAGGTGTTCCAGTTCCAGTTGCAACTAAATTTCCATCTAAATATAATTTACAATTTGCCGCACTTGTTCCATCATAAACACCCGTGTAATGATGCCAGTTACTGTCATAAGATTGTGCATATGTTAAAGAAAAACTTCCCGCCCCTGACCCTCGTGGTGAGAAATAAATATTACCGTCTAAATGCCAATTAATCCAAATACCATTACTACTGTTAATAAATCCTCCTAAACATAAAATTTTGTTAGAAGCATCTTTTTTACCCCAAAAAGATATACTACAAACATTAGCGGAATTTAAAGCGGTTATAGGAGCTGAAAAATAATCATCAACCCCATCAAATGTAAAACTACTTGTGTTTGTGAAAGCGGCCGCTGTGATGCCTAAAGAACGATTCTCAAAAGTTCCACTCGGCAAAGTATAAGTTACTGTATAAGTATTAATAACAGACGTAGAAAGCGTTATTTCACCCGTTGAAGAGTTTATACTTAATCCCTCTGGTGTTGCTGTAAACGTTCCTCCTGAGTCGCCTGTTATTGTTGGCGTTGGATTGCTTTCGTCTAATCTGTAACTGCTCTGAGAATAACTAAAAGCGGCAGACTCTGACTTAGTCGCTCCTGATGGAATGTAAAATAATCCGTTTATTTTTTTAGGGTTAAATATTATTGGCATCTCTTTTAAGTTATTGGTAAGTTACAATTATCATAATTAAACGGTATTTTAAGTCCTATATTCATTCCAAATCCTGTCAACTCGTCCTCAAATCTTTCAGTAAAACTAGTCATTGTTGATGAACGAACTAACTGAACTTTTAACCAATCTGAGTTATTAGTCGTTGAGGTCTTTTGCTCAAAATATCCTACTAAGTCGAGTAATACTTGACACATATCTGACTTAACGTCATTCTCATTGCTTTCGTCTTTTTTAACTAAGTCCATTGCTAGAACGTTAAAGTTCCAAGTGAATGTTCCGTCTCCTAAAGTTGCGGGTTGGTCAACTACCCAAAATAGTGGATAGTTAAAATCTAACAATTGATTATGTTCAACTATTTCAAATAAATCGCCATTGCCAAAATTCTGTATTTGCTTATGTGCTGTAGCAAAATCAGAAAATTCTTTTAATATTTGATTATAAGTCAATATCATTTTTTAGCGTTGTTATATTCGTCTCTCCAACAATAAGAAGAACCTGCAGAACCTAAATAGTAACTCGTTTGAAATGCTGTTTTTCTAGGGTTTAAATCGTCTGAGTGTTCTTTATACTTAGGAAATAAATTATCGTTATCACATAAAAAGTTAATTAATCTTGCTTCTCTCTCTTCTGCTTTGTTTTTCCATTCGTCACGCAAAAACTGTAAATCTTGGTAGCTTATCGGTTGACTGTTTTCACTCGATTTAGTTGCAACAGACTTATTTCTATACTTAAACAACATAGACGTTGAACATTCGTAAACAGTCCATTGAGCCATCGCTGGAGCAATATAGTTGTCTAATAAATTAGTCTCATCTGAGTTTAAAGTTCCCGCTGTTATCTTTGTTTTTAAATCGTCATATAAAGGAGTGCCTAATATTGGATGGATTCTTAACTCCTGGCAGTCTCTAATTGACGGTAAAATCAATCTCATATCAACATTTTCGTCTATTAAAGTTGTGTTCTTTACATATGCTTCTGATATAAATAAAACTGCCATAATTTATCTTTTTAATCTTACTACTTGTTGTTGCCAAATATGACGACAAAACGGTGTCGTTTTTCCTGTCTCTGGGTTATTATACCAACCGCCTCGCTTCGTGAAAATAGATATTCCCGTTTGACCAAAATCGTTAGTTAACAATTCTAATTGCTGTAATGTGTAACGTTTAGTTGTTGCTAATAACATCATTTTTCTGCAAAAAGGTCTACTTTCTGTCTTTAGTGGCGGTGCGTCTGGTCTTTCAATATATTGATAAACAATAAAAATCTCGTCCTGAGGCTTTTGTATTGTTTCTTTTGCGTCTGGTGTCGGTTTAAAATCTTTGTCTAATGCTTTTGCGTCTACTAAGTTTGAGACTGCTTCGCTAATATCACTTACAGGAACGTTTAAACCTTTGCTTAATTCTGTAATTGGTAAGTCTGGAGTCTTAATTAATAGACTTAAAACATCTTTTTCTAAGTCGTTTAATACTGTTGTTATTGCAAAAGACTCTTTTCTAATCTGCTCCTCGTACATTTTAGCGTCTTCTAAAGACGTTATTGGGTTAATGTAAGTATCTAACACCTCTAAGTCAGTTTCATTGTAACCTGTGTCTTTTAATTGACTTAAAATAATATCATCTAAACTACTTTTTAATTGTACTTGCTGTCCAACTTCTAAAGGTGCTAAACCTATTTTCTCTCTAATCTCATCTGGAGTCATTACATTAACAACTGTTTGCTCACTAAATTGTCTTTGTACTGGCTCTATTTTAACAATATGAACAGGAGTTCCTACAATACCGTTAAAATTAAGTATTGAGTTAATTAACTCATTAAATATTTTTTGCTCTGGGTCTATTTGTAAATTTTGATACAATTGAGACGCAACTGCTATTTCGTCAGCGTTGTTTCCTAGTCCTGAGCTATCTTTTATGCCAAATAATTTAGGACTCGTTATTCCGTGCGCTGTGAATATTTCTTCTCTAATTTGGTTGTTTAAGTTTATAAATCTCTCATCTTGTCCGTTAACTGGAATAGGTGTGATTTGTGGATGGTCTGAAGCCTGGTCTGTAAAAGATAAAAGAGGCTTTCCAGCATTATCTGAGCCTGTCGCATAATCTTTAAAACGTCTTTCGATTTGATGCATTTCCTCCTCTGTTGGTTGACCGTTATTAAAACTAATTACATAACCAGCAGACAAGTTGTTTTTAATGTTACTTAACGTAAAGTTTGCAATCTGAGCGTCTGACTCTAAATAAGGTATCGCTGAAACATAGTCAGGTAAAGGGTAAACACCTACGTCTGGTCTATATTCTTTATAATAAATTAAGTAATCAACATCACTCTTTGCGCTATCGTCATAAGGAAAATGCTGTAGTATTTTAAAATCATCGTTGTTTTGTGGGTTTCTAGCAGACCAATCGTCAGTATAGTAATAAAGATTATTTTCAACACCGCAACGAATATCGCAAAAGTCAATATGATTAACAGCGGCAATCTTACCATTTTTAGACATTCTAACCTGTAAAGAAAAACCTCCATAAACTTTTTTGTCTTTTGCTAATTTAGCAAGTAAATCGTCAAGATTTTCGTCTTCATTAGGTGTTCTTAAAAACGCCTCAATATAAGCCTTTTCAGTAAACGATAAATTGCCCTCTATACTAAACCCTTGTCCAACTATAAATTTAACCTTAGAGTTAATTATTTGATTATGCTTAGAACTCTCGTTATATAACTTAGTTAAATAATCTGGATATGTATTTTTATAAGGTCGCTCTGTTCCGTATTCATACCAGTCGCCTTTTTTTGACTCTTTAAACTGAGGTAACTCATAACCTCCAAAATCTAAGGGAATTAATTTTACGCTCATAATGAAGGATTGTAAACAATGTTAGTATTTGTTGCGTTTGTGTGTTGTGTGTAAGACGGAGTATATGTACTATCTAATAATTTAACTTTTCCCTCTTCTACTTTTGTTAAACCTGACGGGTCTAAGTTTGTAGAGCTAACTTGCTCAAAAACTTCATAAGAATAAAAACCACCTTTTCCAAGAATTAAACTACCATTAACAGCATCGTTAACACCCTCAACAAAATTAAATTCATTGTAACGTGTTTTATTAGTGCTTATGTCTGTCATTATAGTATAGTAACTTACTTTAGTTTGGTCGCTAGTAAATTTAAACAAATAATTCGGATTTGTTATTGTACTTAACTCATAAAGTGTAGCTACAAAATTAGTGGTTTGGTTCTTATTTAACACTATCATTTTTTAGACTTTTTCTTTTCTTCGAAAATATGTTCAGCACCTAATTGCTTAAGTAATTTAATATTTTCCTCTTTAACTTCAACTTGAAAGCCTTTTATAAATAACGTGTGACCTAAAAACTCTTTTTTTATCATAACTTAAATTTTTAAAAAAAAGGAGGCGTAATAAAACACCCCCTCTTCCAAACAACAAAGAACTATTTATGCAATAGTTAAACCAGCTACAACTGACGCTTGGACAGCGTAGCAAGGCAATTTCGACTTATCAGTAATTTCAATTTGATACTGATTAGCGTCTCCGAAAGCCTGTCCTGTTTGTGCAACAAGAGACGAACCTTCAGCAAATGCGTCAGCACCTAAAGCCCAGTATACTCCGTTATTGTCTTTAACAATTACGAAAACTCTTGCCAAAATAGCAAGTTTTAACTCGTTAGACTTTACTGCTGATAATTTATTTATTGTAAAAGCGGCAACATTATCGTAAAATGATGTTCCACCTACAGGGTCAATAGTAGACGTAGACGTTAACGAACCCGATTCCTTTTTAAGATTGTACTTAAAAAAGCTTGTAGCTCCTGCCTGTGTGATAGCAGTAATCTCGTGGTTTGCTAAAGTAAACGCTGTTACATTATCCCTTTCAGATATAAGAATCTCCTCGATGCCTCCGATGCTATCAGAGCAATCTCTAGAAAATCCTGTGGCTAATGGACAACTCATATTAATTTTTTTTTATAACTGTTTGATAATCAAGCAGTTGGGTTAATAAAAGGGAGTTTTTACACTCCCTTAATTCTTATTTTTATACTAAAGCAAATCTAACAATCTCGTCAGGGAACGCAACGTTCACACCTGTTCTGAAAGCCATTGTTACTTTATATATTCTGTCATTGTCATCGTACCAACTTCTCACGTCGTTAGCCTCTTCGTCTGGTAAATCAACACCTATAAAAACGTTAGACGCTCTCATTAAGTAAATGTTGTTATTTGATTGAGTCAAACCTGGGTCTGAAACAACTTCAATATTTGGGAAACCAATTAAAGGCATAGACTGTGTCTGTCCTTCAGAAACATAATGGAAATAGTTTCCATCAGCTAACGCTCTTTGGTAAGATAAAAACTGAGCTGGTGCAACAAACAATTTTAAATCGTCTGCGCCTGCGATAGCTTCAGGAGTCAATTCAGCCATTCCTAAAAGGATGCTTATAATATTAGCTGAAGTATATCCTGTTCCAGTAGTAATCCCTGAAGGGTTACCGTTAACAGCAGTTCCAGCCGCTAAAATTTGCTTATCTAATCCGTCAAACTTACTTAAGTTGGCCGCACCTGAAGCAGTATCTCCTTGCCAGTATGCTTTCCCTAAAGCGTCTTGAACTTTAGCAATCTTTTGAGCAAAGTAAATCTCCTCGAAAGGAACTTCCTCTTTTTCATTAGTAAGACCTTGCTTTAACATAACAGCAGTGTATTTTGCCGCTAGGTCTGTCATACATAAGTCCTCGTGAACTGCAACAGCTCCAGGAGTTATTGTTCTTTGTGTTAAAGTAGTTGTTCCACTTGCACTTCTAGAACATCCGTCTGCTTGAAAAACAACGTCAGTGTCTAAAATGTTAATTGTAGTCGGCCCTTTAACACCGTCTTGGATATTAGCATACTCTGCTAGTCTACCCTTTGCAACTGACGCCACTATGATGTCCATTGCATTTTGTTCTGTATACGCTGGTAACGCACTTACGTCAAAACTCATAATTTTAATTTTTATTAGTTAATAATTTTTTTAGATTTTAAAACACTTATAATATCTTTTTTAGTGTCTTTTTTAAATGCTTTGAACGCTGAATTTCTTTTCTTTACAGCGTCTTTTGTTGGTTCGACCAAAAGTTTTTCGGTTAGTTCCAAAAGTTTAGCAAAAGACTCTCTTAAGTTTGTAACGTCTTTTTTAAGTTCGTTGAACTCTTCAGAAAGTGTAGCTTCCATTCCGAAAACTCTTTCAGTAACAATACTCTCAATAATTTTCTTTGCTTCTCTCTCTTGAGACTCAGACAAAGGAGTTGACATTTCTTCTTCCTCTTCTTCTTCAGTTTCAACCTCTGGGGCTTCTTCTTCTTCTAACTCAACAACCTCAACGATAACACCGCCCTCTGTAACAATCTTACGACCGTCACTAAGTTCGTGTTCACCGTCTGGTGCTGGTAAAAGTTCGCCCTCAACGTCAACAACAACAGCCGCTCCGACAACTACTTCAGGCTCAATCTGAGCAACTGTTCCGTCTGCCAAAACAACGTCTTCAAACTTTTCAGTCGTAGACTCTACAGTCTCCTCGCTTACTTCCGTTTGTTCTGTTTCAGTGGTTTCTGTCTGAATGTTAGATTCTGTTTCAACTTCAACACCTTCGTTTTTGAAAATGCTTTTAATGTCGTTAAACAATTCTTTTAATTCATTCATAATAAAACTTTTTTATTTAATATTATATATAACAAATAATTTAATTTTTGAACGTAAACGTTAATTATTTTAAATTTTAACACATTTACCGTTTTTCTTTTTATATCCTTTAGGACATTTTTCGTCATATAAAACCTCTGAATGACTCTTACAAGGCATATACCAAGTCTTCCCTTGATACTCGTGTGTATGATAACCTTCGCAACCTATATTTAGAGCTATTTCTTCCGCTTTCTCTTTTGTACTATAAGCAAGTCTGTCGTCAATTATAGCGTGATTCTCATCTACTAACATAGAAACAAAATTGTTTTTTTTCTTTTTATATTTCTTAACTACGTCTCTAATCTTTTTAATTAAGTTAGTCGGATATTTAACAGTTTTATCTTGTCCAAACATACCCTCGACAGAGAATCCTTTAAAAGTTCCGTCTTTAACCATATTCCAAACCTCATCATTTTCTACTCTCATAGAACCCCACCAACTTCCGTCAGGTGCGTCTTCAAAACCTTTAGGCGCTTTAATACCTCTTTTAGAATCTATTATTAATGACTCAATAACATAAACACCTTTAGCCTGTAAGTTATTATCGTGCATTAAATTGACATTTGCGTTAAGACCGTTTTTGAAAAATTTATTTACTATTTTCTCAATTGTTTCTCTACGAAATACAACGTAATATTTCTCGTTTTTATCGTTTAGTCTAATTATAGGTAAGTCAGCCTTCATAAAGTAACCGCTGACAATTCTCTTTTCTTCGTTTTCTATTTTAAATTCCTGTCTGTATTTGTCTTTAGTTTTCATTTTATTAATAGCCCAATTAATTCCTGAAGCACCGCCCCAAGCATCCCACATAAGACCGCCACAACCCTCATCATAAGGAACGTCTTTATGTTGTTGATGTCTATTAAAAGAAGCCATACGACCAATAGTCTCCCAACTGATTTTCTCTTTATTTGCTAATTGTCTGGCACGAGTCCAACCGACACGAGTTCCACAGTCTGAGCCGTTTTCCTCTTTGTATTTAATCGCTTTCTTTGCGTTGTTAGACGCTGACTCAGGATAGTCGTTAAACGTTTCTTCAAACTGATGTTTTTGAAATGCCATCCATTGAGATTCAATGGCAGGGTTGTCGACCAATGCTATCATTGACACACCCGAGTCACCGTCTTCGTCAATAATTAATTCTAATAATTCGCTTTTTTCCATAATATAAATTTTAACTTAATGTTGCCTGTCCTTGAATGACAGAAACTTGATTTTGTGTGTTAGTAATATCTGTCTCAGTAACAAAGACTTGTGTTGGTTCTTGTGGCACTAATGTACTCGTATTTGTAACAGGCGACAATTGAGGAGCAGTTTCTCCGCCTGATAAGTCTGGAACGTTTCTTCCTCCACCTCCAGGACTACCGCTTTGAAATTGTTGTTTACTTATTGTAGCAACGTTTGCAAGTCCGTTGACAATAGCAAGTCCAGCGGCTATAAAAGGCTGTGCTGGAAACAATACTGTTTTAGGGTTAGCGGCCGCGGCCGCAAAGATAGCGTTTGCACCTTGATAAGTTTGTATTATTGCCTGAGCAATTTGTAATCTTTTATTTATTTCAAAGGCTCTCTTTTGACTCTTTTCGTTTTCTTTTGCAAAAGCAGTTGTTAAGTTTATTAAAGCACCAACTCCGTCAGCGGCTAATTGTAGTTTAGCATCCTCTAAAGCGATTGCTCTCTCTAGCTCTTCCTGTGCCGCTTTTTTCTTTTTCTCCTCAAGTTTAAGACGTTCATCCTCTTGCTTTTTGTTTGCTTCGTCTGTTAGTTTTTGTTGTTTTTCTTTTTCAGCGTTTAATTTTTCGTTAAACTCTTTTGTAATATCTAATATATTTTGTTCACTTTGAAATCTTATTAATCGTCTTTCGTTTTTTGTTAACTCTTCATTTTTCAAAAGATGATTTCTTTTCATATTTTCAATCTCAATGAAATCTGCTAACTCTTCTGCTTCTGCCTCTTTTCTTGCAACTCTTAACTTATGTCGCGCCTCTTCGTCTTTTTCTAATCTTTTATTTATTTTATCTGTTGTTTTTTTAGAGTTTTCTGCTAACTTTTTTGTCTGGTCTGCTAATTCTTTTTGAGACGCTTGTACATTAGAAATTTGTTTTAATTCTATTTTTTGTTGATTTTCTCTTAATTTAGTTTTAAAATTTGCTAAGTCTTCCTCAAGTTTTTTAATATTTTCAGCATTAGCGCCTTGACTAATAACGTCTAGTTTTCTAAAGTCTGCTAATTGTTTTTGAGTCTTTTTCTCCTCATCTATTAAAAGTTGCTTAGTTTGTTTTAATTGTTGCAACTCTAATTCTCTAATTTGTTGCGCTGAATCTCCTCTTAATTTAGCGAGAGCAATCTCTTTGTCTTGATTGTGTTCCATTGCGTCAGTTAAATCGTCTAACGCTTTTCTCTGTGCTTCTATTGCTTTTGCTGTTTTTTCTGACTGACTTTCAAAATGTTCAGAGCCTCCTATCCAGTCACCTATCGCGCTAATTGCGGCAGAAATTCCAATTACTAAAGCACCAACTCCAGTCGCTAATATTGCGGCCTTTAATGCTTTAAAAGAAAACGATGTCGCAACAACCGCTTTATTAAATAATTTAGTAACTGCTGTCGCGGCAACTGTTAAAACGTTGTTTACTTTTTGCGCTGTGTTTTTAGCTTGTAAAACTAAAGTACTTTCTTTTTCAAGGTTTTTTCTTAATGTTTCAACGCCCATTAAAATACTTTGAGCCGCCTGAAGTTTAACCATAGTCTCTCGCAACTCTTCACTCTCAACACCACTTAACGCCATAGCACCTTGAAAGGCAGTAAATCCAGCAACGACAGACGTTCCTAAGTCAAGTGCCGCCTGAAGTTTAACTCCGTCATTTGCCAGTCTATTAACCTCGTTTTGAATATCAATATAACGGTCTTTTAAAGCGGCCGCTTTTTTAATAGCCTCTCTTCCTAAAGGCGAAGTTCGACCAGCCTCTAACGCGATAGCTTGGTATTGTTGAATCTGTTTATTCATCGCCCGTATATTTACGGGAGCCTCTTCTATTTCTTTATTTAAAGAGTCAAATTGTTGCTGTAACGTCATTGTCTCTTTTTCAGACGTATCAATTGTTTTATTTAGTTTTTGAGTAGCCTTTTCAAGGTTGCCTAAATTCGTAACCGCTTTGCCAGTTTTTACGTCTAATTCTAATGCTATTTTTTCTGCCATTTTATTTAGTGCTTATAATATTGTAAGTAACTCCATCCCATTGAACCTGTACAGTGTCGAACGCAGATGTTAATGTGTAAGTTGTCGAGCCATCTATTAAACGAGTTGGTGCGCTTAAGATAGCTTGATTTGCTGAGTGTAATTTTTTAAACGTCCAAGTTTTCCCGTAAGTTGCTTCTGTTGCAAACGTCATTGTTACGTTACCTCCTGAAGTGTCAATTAAGAAAGTGCTTACACTTTCAACCGCTTTACTATTTACGCTTACTTCTTTAGTCGCTCCAGGGCCTTGCTCAACTCCGTTTAAAAAGCTAATGTTGTTGTTTGATATTATTGTGTTATTAGTATTTAATATACTTACGTTTTTAGAGCCTTGAATTAAATTGTTGTTTCCTGTAATTGTTACATTTTCAGAACCAGCCTCAACGTAATTATTAGAACCTATTATTGTGATGTTTTTTGCTGTTGCGTCAATATAATTATTAGACCCTAAAGCGTTAATCATATTGTTATTAATAATATTATTATTAGAGTGTTGTATCATTCCGCTTTGATACAATGGAGCGTCTTCGTCTGAGATTGTAGCAACGCCTCCGTTAGTTACTGCTGTAGTCGCAGAAAATACAGTCGCTAATTTTATTTTTAAAAACTCGCATTTAGTCACAGAATTAGACGGATTGTAATTCTCTATTTTATTAAGTCTAAAATAAGCACCATTAAAATAATATTGTTTTTTAAACGAAAGATTTTTTATGTCGCTAGGCGTAAGATGAAAATAAGCGTTTATTACTTTGCTGTTTGTATCTGTAATCTCAGCTATAAATTTAGAGTGGTATTTATTAAATAAATTATTGTTCGTAAATGTTATTGTGTTAAACGTATCGTCATAGTAAACTTCTTTAGTAAGTCCGAAATTAATATCTAACGTAGGCGTAAAAGGGTCGTTAAAGTGACCAGCATAAGGATAAGTTGACTTAAAAGTTGAACTCGGAGTTGTTGATAGTTTGTCTTCTACGTGAATCCAACCCTGAGCGGTTGCTTTTAAACCTCCGTAATATAAGATTCTAATATTAGACTCAGTTTTTGCCTGTCCGTTGTTTTCGTCATATTTCTTAATTGTCGGAATAACTCTGTCTTGAGTAAGTTGTCCGACTATCGGAGTGGGCGAAAATATAACTTCAGTCTTTTTTGTATTGTTTAAAAACTCGTTGTTTATTTCGTGCTTTCTTTGTCCGTAAGATTCATTAAATGTGTCTAAGTATAATTGATTATAATAATCTTTGTCGTCTTTAAATTTGTATAAGTATTCTTTTGAGTCAACTTTAGCCATAGGCAAAGACTCAATATTTTGTGAATAGTCTAATTTTTCAGACCAATCGACAATAGTGTTGTTATAAAAGTCCTCTCTAGGTTCTATTAATAAATTTTTTTTATTTGCTTCGTCAGGTTGAATATATAAATTAAACATCTTTACAATAGACATAAAGAAATCCTTTTGTTTTATGTTCTTAGGAATTACGTCAGTATATAAAATACTATTTCCCTCGACATAAGTATTATTAACAACTTTATTTTTAAAAATACCGTTTGCAACATTTAACTCAACTGTTCCAGTATAAGCCTTTGTTGAACAATCTCCAGAACCAAACGCACCAGGCTCAAGGAAAAAAGGTTGTCCTCCTGTACTATAAGAACAACCAGCGTAATATATATCAAATATGTTGTCCTCTTGACCGTATAAAGAACTTTGAATAACAATTTGTATAATGTCGCCACTTTCGACAAACTCACTTTGAGCAGTAACCCAATAACGATTAGGTTGAACAGATTGTTGTCTAGGGTCTGTCGTTGACCAAATAGCAGTCCCGTAAGTTTCGCCACCTAAAACAACATCTCTCTTATTGTCAATAGTTTCAAAGTAGTCGTTGTCTGGATAAGTAGCTCCCGAAGTTGTAACGCTAGTCGTTCCTCCTGGTATTGTATCTGTATAAGTAATGTTAAAACGTTTGCTACCTATAACTCCAGTCTCTACAGGCGTAGTTGTTCCGAACGGTGTATAAGTGTACCCTCCTTTAGCATTTCCTGCGCTGTCTGTATGTAATAAAAATATTTTTCCTTCTATTGCTGTAATACAGTTTACATCGTTTGTCGGTGTTGCTCCTGAGCTATACGCTTGAGGCGTAAACGTTCCCGTTAAATCTACTTGAAATTGAAAATCATAAGAGCCAGTTTGATTACAAGTATATTTCCCTGTTGTAGTGTCATAAACTCCGTTAGGGTCTGTCTCTGTAATCATTTTAATATTATAGCTAGGGTCGTCTGTATCTCGATGAGTAATTAACGCTTGACTCGCTGAACTAGTCGCTTGAAATTGTGCCTCTGTTGCTGAGAATACTCTTTGACCTATTGACGTTGATGACAACTTAAAGTCTTTGCCACTAAAAGGAATTATTAATTTATTAAAAGGGTCTGACGTAAAAAACGTTGAGGTGTAAGTATATCCAGCCGCGGCAAACATTTTGTCTATATAATCTTTTGCATATGTTGCTGGAAATAAATCTATAACGCCCCACTCGTATAAGTCTAAAGTCGAAGCGTAGTCAATCATTGGATAAACATAACCAGACGAAGCGGACCACGATGCAACCTGATTAGCTTTAGTCCAATTGTGATTAAGAGTAGACCAATTCATTGTAGCGTCATCTAGTTCTTTGTCACTTAAAGCACTTACAAAGTTTCCTAAACGTCCAATAATAACACACTCATAAGAAATTAACCCGTCAATATTATTTACTTTTTTTAATTGTAAATAACCGTCAATTTGCACCTCTCCGTCTACTAAGTAAACTATATCAGTTTTTAAGTTAGGATTAAAAGTTTGTAAAGAAGTATTAATATCAAAAATGTGTTCAAATATTTTATTAATCTTTTTAGACCCTGGAATAGTTATGGTCTTTGAAAAGTCCGCTTTTCTAGTATCAGGCTTTGCAATGTCAGCAATATTAAAAGTTAAGTTAGGGTTTAAAGACTCTATTAACTCAATCGTTTGTCCGTCAATATATAGTTCTTCTTTTATCATCCTGAACAGCTTTCACAGTTATCGTCATCAATGTTACAAGTACGTTCTGGAACTGGCATTTTCTCCAATTCTCTTAACATCTTTTCAAATTCAGTTTCTTTGTTTTCCATAGTTAAAATCTTTGTCTGTAATTATCAACTCCAAATTCTAAGTTTACCTCTAAATTAAATAACTTATCTACTTTACTTCTTTTCTCTTCCCAGTTGCCTTCTATATTTTTTATTGGTATTCTTTTATTGTTTTCGTGTAAGTATATTTCAGGCGATTCAATCAACTCTAATAACCAATTAAATGTATCTGCGTCAATCCAGTCAGACGTTAATTTCATTTTAGGTTTAGACGTTGTATAGTATTGAACTTTTTGTCTATCGCTTATTGAGTAATTAATAACACCAACAGACGACAAATTTTCAGGATTCTGTTTGTAAAATTTTCTTTCAATTTCTTCGCTTCGTTTACTAACTTTAGTAAAATTAAAACAATCAAAACCGCCTAAAGAATTAAGAAACTCTAAACGTCTAGTCTCGTATCTACATTCTGAGTCAATATTGAAAAACATTTTCTTAGTCTTTATTGTAGTTGAATTATATAAGGCTACACTGTAAGAAGTTGCTGAGGTTGATATAACAGGCTGACTACCCGACAAAAACTCTGCCGATGCTACGTTGTTAAGCGTTTGAGGTGAACAAGCGACACTTACGTGATGTTCTGTGACTCCTGACGGTTTTCTTAACTCTGACGTTGATAAGACAGCTCCTGACGCGTCATATTCGTCTATAATAACTCTGTCAATTGGATAGTTTACGTGGTCATATAAGAATGACAAATATCCTTCGTCTGTTATTTCGACTTTAACGTTTCCGCTTTTATTAGCTAGTAATGTATTTGGCTCGTTTGTTAACCAATCTGAACGAGTAGCACCAGAGCCAACAACATAGTCTTTAAATTTGTCTGTAACTTGCCAGTCGTAAAAGTTTAAAACGTTTCCTCTGTAATTAGGTAAAGCACTATTAAACACAATAAAGTCGTAAAAATTAGCGTCCTCTAAAGGACTAGGAAAAGCAACTGTTTGGTTTAACGATTGAGTTAGAGTTCCTCCGTTATAATGTTCCCAACCAAAACGAATTTTAAATTGTCTCCAAGAAGCGTCATCGTAATAATTAGCACCCTCTGAATTGTCAAACATAGCCTCTTGATTAGTTTGATTAATTTCGCTTAGTACGTTTTGTACATATGACTCCATAACTCCATTCATATTAACTCTTCCGAATCCGTCAGAACGTACAGGAGTTTTTAATCTCGATAATAAGACTACTCCAGTAGTTTCGTATATATCAATAATATATTGAAAGCCCTCATAACCTCTAGTTGTTGCGTCTGACTCTTTAACAACAATCTCAATAGGGTTATAAACCGTCCTATAATTTTGTGGTAAATTACTTACTGTTAAACTCATTTCTTTAATATTTTTTTCATTCCTTTTGTAAACTTACTTGCAGTTACAATTCTAATATCTTTTTTAAACTTATTAAACGCTTCGCCTGTAAAAGTCTCTTTCATACAATCGTCAAAAAAGAATCGAGGTTTAATCCCTTTATATGCAATTACATTTCTTATTATATACTCGTTTAATCCTTTGCTTTGCGCCCATTCTCTTATATGACTTACTCTAGGACCTTTTTTAAAACTGTAAGGAGAGTCTGGCGCGTTTATAACCCAGGGTTTTCTGTTTTGTATAGGACCGCTTTTTCTCATTCCTCCGATACCTCTAACACCTTTATTTAAAAAGTCGTAATAATCAGCCATATATAAAGTCGCAACCATACGTTGTCCAAATATCTCGATAGGCATACGTATTGTCTCTTTTAAGTTGCCTTTAAAATTTAGTTGTTTTTCGTCAATAGTTTGTTTTAAACAAAAGACCATTTCGGCGGCAATATTACTCATAACCTCTGACATAGTTTTAGGATTATCAATAACAACTTCCTCTAACTGAGAAACGTCAAAAGCAAATAAATCAAAAGGTTGCTGACTCATTATCTACGTTTTAATTTTTGCATTGATTCACTATGTGCCTGTCTTTCCATTTTTTGTTTATCACTATAATAAGCAACTACGTTTAACGCTTTAATAACTTCCCAAGCTAAAATCTCATCCCATTTGTCAATCCTACTATTTGTAAGATTGTCTAACGTTACCCACCAACCCCAACGCTCAGCAAATCCAGTTCCTCTTTTGACTCTTTCATTATCGTCTTCGCTTTCGCTATCAAAGAGGTTTTTATATCGTTTGTTAAGTTCGGTAAGTGATTGTAAAAAAAAACACCTATCGGATAAGCAATTGAAATCGGCATATTTTCGAGAAAGTTGTCTGCTGTCTCTCTAACGACTTCGCCTGTAACTTTAACGTCCCTCCATCTAAACCGCTTCTTCTCAATTGGTCGGCATATCGTAGTTAGTATTTTATGAAGGTTGTTAAATATTACTTCTTGATTGTCTTTAGCGTCTTGTAAGATTTCCATATTATTAATGTATTCTCCAAACAATAGTTTTTTAGCGTCTAGTTTAAACTCATACCAATGAGAACCAATCTTAAAACGTTTGTTCTTTAATGTGTTAGGTAACTCAGTATTTAGAAAAGCTAATTTCTTTTTTATTTTATGATAATCGTCTAGACTTACGTTCTTAATAACTTCTTTCTTTTCTCCTGTTAATACACAAAGAATATTAATAACCCTTTGTATGTCACTCATTTCAGTGTTTAATATAGGTCTTAGATTAATATACTTTTGTAGCGTTATGTCATCCCAGGACGTTGGTACAGTTATTTCCATATTATTATATATAACAAATTTTTCAATATTTACAATAAAGACAAAAAAAAAGAGGAAACGCTCTTTTGCCGACTTCCTCTTTTAATCCTTAATTAAACCAAATCAAAACAAATATACAAAAAAAAAGCTACTCGTTAAAGTAGCTCTTAAATTAGTTTTTGTTTTTTATTTTATAGTATAATTGGTTTAGAAAAGTAATTAATTACAGTACCGTTTTTAGTGTGGTTTGTCATATTCATAACGTGTATGTCTCTAATGTCTTTAACTTGACTAATGTCAATAATTTTCTTTAACGTAAACTCGTTTATATTGTGCTGTAGTAATTGATAGAAGTTGTTTTCACAAGAAACTAAACAAACCAATTTTTTACGTACATTTATTTTGTCTTGTAAAACTTTTAATATCATTGTTTTAGGTTGTGTTAAATTCTCTCTTTGTTTTTTAGTTCTGTTAATTTTAAATTTTAAATCTTTCATTGTGTTTGTTTTAATTAATTACAATGCTAATATATAAATATATTTATAAACTACAAAACATTTTTAAGTTTTTTTTTATTTTTTTTATCTCTTCTTTTCTCTTCTTATCTTATCTCTTCTTAATGCTTGGGTATTGCTTAAGCATTGCTTAAGTATTGCTTAAGGACTGCTCTACCTGTTGAGGTACAAAAATAACCTTGCTTAGTCAATAATGACTAAATTTTTTTGCACAAAAAAAAAGCCACTTTTTACAGCGGCTATTTCTTTTTATTATTGTATAATAATTTTACTTTACGTCTAAAGCAACCTATTGTTTAATAGGATTTAAAAAAGTATCTGTAAATAATAGTTAGGATTACAGTTAGGCTATCAAGGTATTGAAACTATCTACAATATAATATTGCGTATATGTAGTTCTATCTGCCTCCCCAGTTTCAATTGGGTTCATTTTAAACTGTGTTTTAAGACTATATTTTTTTTGTCTCCCTTGTCTAAGCATTACCTATTGTCTTGATTACAACATACAATCAGATAGCAATCTTAATATACTAAATTAGAATATGTCTTTTTAGACTCAATAATTAACGCAATCTTGCCGTGACTCAGCGTTTTATACTTATAATTTAACTTTTGCTTTCGCAAAAAACAAATTTCCTATTATTTAAAGAACTCTTGTAAACTTAATTACAGTACAAATATTATAAATATATTTATAACCACCAAATTATTTTAGAACTTTTTTTAAATTATTTTATTCTACCTCTGTAAATTAATTTACCTAATTGAATACCAACCTCGGTTATGTTCCTTTAAATGTATAAGTGCAACGTATCGCAAAGCGTCCATTAAGTGGTCTAAGCCAATAGGCTTTTGTAAACTATTCCCGTTTTTGTCTGTCGCCCATTTATATGTCCTAAACTCTTTTTTTAAGTTACTACTATTAACAACGTTTATGTTATAACGTTTAAGAATGTCTATTCCGTTAAGTATTGAGTCTTTTCCCTTTGCCGCTGGTTTTGCGTTTATGCCTAGTCTATATAACTCTTCTATTGATTTAGGTTCAGCACTGTCGCAGATAACCTCATCACGATTAACAATAGGTTTAAGAATTTCTGCCAGGTCTTGATTAGTTAAATTATTTTGATATATAATTTCTTTAACATATAAGTCTTTGTCTTTTTTATAAACAGCAACACAAGCATTCGGGTCTGTATATCCGAAGTCAAGTCCATACGCTACAAGTTTTGCGTCTGGCATACTATTAACATATTTAACATTCTCATATATTAATCCACTTATATTTCCGTACTCTCCTAGACCGTATATTTTCCAGAACTCTTTGTCTGTTTGTTTTAGATATTCTATTTCTTTAATTAATGACTTAGGTAAGAATGAATTGTTTTTATAGTTAGATACTATAACCTCAACGTCTCCGACTTCGTTAGAACGTTTAATTTCAATCTCTTGATTAATCCATACTTGCTCATCGTCAGGATTAAAGTCAATAAAGATTTTATTCTCTGTTCTCATTAACAACTGAAAGAACTCCTGTTTGTATTCTAATTCGTTTGCTTCGTTACAGTATAATATATTTCTTTTAGCACCTCTTAGCTTTTGCTCATCATCTGCCCCTATAAACTCAACAAGACGTTTACCTACTCTATATTGTTTTTTAGTTTTATTATGATTGACTAAATTATACCAGCCCTCTTTTTTAAGTATGTCTTCAAAGTCTCTGACAACTGTTCCGTCTAAGTTCGTACGATATTTACGTACTGTTGTCCATACACCCTCATAACAATATTGACCGTCTCCATAATTGCCACTGATTAACCACAAAGCACACAGTTGATTTAACGACCAGGTCTTACTACTTCGAGTCCCTCCTCGATTAACTACGATTTTTGATTTACTGTCGTAATTGCGTTCAAAGATTTCAGTCGCTTCCACGCTTTATATTAATATTGATATTGTGAACTGTTTGTTCTATCTCTTGTTTGTCTGGAGCGTTTAACCCAAACATCTTTGCAATAGAATCATAAGCGCCTCGATAGTCAGAACCCTTAACCATTTCTTTAAGTAAATAAAACTTTGATTTCTGCTCCTTAGTGAGGTTTTCTTTTGACGCTAAGTCCATAAGATACTCCCAAGATTTAATCATCTTAAAATAACCCTCAGCGACTTCCTTGCGTGTTATTTCGTACTTATTAGCCTGTTGTGTTTGTAACTCTTTTACCATTGTACTAATATTGTACTCAGCTAAGAGGTGACTAGCCTTTGTTGCAATAGTCTCTAACTTAGTGTTTTCTCTAACATCATAAGCACGTCTATAAGCCTCTGACGCATTGCCAGTATTAACATACTCTTCAGCAAATTTTCTCTGTTTAGGTGTTAGTTTTATTTTCATAGTTCTTTACTATTCTCTATCACTTGTTTAATAAAATAATCTGGCAATGTTCGCCAGTTTTCTTTTGCTTTCATAAACCTTACAAAATAGTTTACAGCTGTTGCTCCGTGCAATTTCTTTTGTTCTTTTATTTCTTTTTGTGTTAGCTTCATTTAATATCTGCTAACTGCTTTATGTTAACTTTAAACTGCTTTACGTTACCTTCTTTATAATGAGACACGATAGCATACTTAGAGTCTAGTTTTTTAATATAGACTTGCTTTCCGTTATATGTTAATCTCCTTTTCATCATTTCTTCATTAAGTTTCTTCTCGGTCATCCAATTCATCTGTATATATGTATGATAGTTCTAAAATTCTAAAGTCGTAATTGTCATTTAATGTCATCGATGAGACTCCGTTAATGCTAAACATCTCATACACTTCGCCATTCATTTCTGAATAGTAGAATAGTCCCTCTTCGTCTATATAATATCCGTAGCTAACCTTTCCCTTTTTTTCGAGTTCGTTTCGTGACATTCTTTTTAACTGTTTTCTTTTTTACTACTTTTTTTTCTGTCTCTTCCTGTCTTAATAACCAACCGTATAATTGAGCCATTTGGTTTTTAACGCAACTATTACACGCCCAACTAATTCGCATCTCTGGATTAATTTCTTTTAATATTGGTTCTAATTCTTTTTTTAAAAAGTCTATTCCGATAGTTGACGGAAAAGCACTTGTTAACTTATATATTTTTATTACTTGTTTAGCATTCATAACAATCGTCTCTCTATTATACGCAAAAATAAACAACTAGACAACACAATAGGATTAAAATTTATAAAAAAAACTATTATTGATATCCAGAACGTCAGACAAAAGCTACAATTAAAAGGCTTAAAGTCTAATATATTTAACATTGGTCTAGCGTAATCTGACCAAGTTGTCGTTAGTGTTATTATTAAAATTATCTCAACCATAGAATTCATTTAATTGCCATTTTTGTTTTATTCTTTTAGACAGCTCATCTATTTTAAAATTTATAGTTGAGTTGCTTATTTTACTTTTCTCAGACAGACAAGACTTAATCCCTCTACATATTAAGAGTTGCTCTATAAGTATTTTATCTAAACCTGATAATGAGTTTACTAATTCAATTAAGACCTCATCTTTAAAACAACTATTCGAATAAGTGTCTATGTCTTTTAAGTCTTGAAAGTGTGACGGTATATAGTATTTACGTTGATATTGTCCTCTCTCGTTTATTATTTGGAATAAACAAAGTTTGTAAATATATTTCTTAACGCTGTTTTCTTTTTCTAATTGTAAAATAAAGTCCTCTCCCTTTTCTAATAAGAGTAAAATAATATCCTGTTTAAAATCTTGTAATTGAACAACTCTATATTCTCGACCAATAAACAAAATAAAATTCTCTATTTTCTTAATTAGCTTGTCATTCATTTTATAAAATTAATAATCTTTTTGAACATTATACATTTCTGACTTTAAAAAACTTATGTTGGTACGCATTGAGTCAGCTACACGATAGCCAGATTCTAATAAACGTCTTAGTCTGTACATCTCAGGAACAGCAACGTTTGCCTCGTTTGTTGCCCTGGCAACGCTAAAACCCTCTTTTACTTTACTATGTATAACAGATTCAAAGTCTTGATGTGCTTTCGTTCTTATCGTCTCAACGTGATATAACATAGACGTTAATTTTTTTAATTGGTTGTTAAGCGTCTGACCGTCAAAGATGTCAGTTGAATTATAGTCATCTATAATATTAGCAATTTTATTTAGTGTTTCTTTCATTTAAAATATAGTTAATTGTTGTTGATGTTGTTTAATTCTTTTCATTGCAGATTCATAATATTCTTTGTCAAGTTCACAAGCGGTTAAGTCATATCCTAAATTGTGACAAGC